TGCAATCGGCCTAGTCCTGCATTAAATGCAAAACTGACAAGGCTGTTATACCGCCCTTGAGTAAGCCCATTAGGGCAAAGACGTAGAACGCCTCGCTCAAACCGGCGGAGATCATACGCAAGAATCTCATCCACTTCGGCATTTGTTAGCCCCCTGTCCCACTCTGTTGGGCACTTTAATAAGCCCGCAGCTTTAGCTTCTTTGCGTTGGGTAAGCGTCATTTCCAGATGCGCTTTCGGCGCTATCAGATGCCCAACCCCCGTTGTCCACAACAGCACGCTATCCAAGTAAGGCTTCTTCCTTACCCCCTCGTGGTATTTAAGCTCGTGTAGGGCGGTAAATTTCATTTTTTGCTAAAGGCTTGTGTCCCGAACCAAAACGAAATTACAGATGCCCAAATAATCTGCGTATCGTCATCCCAGACCGCTTCGATCATGACGTTAAACGGCACGTTGGTAGTCCACGCGTACCAAACGCCAGCAATATCAATGATTACAAGCAGGAAGAAAAGTCCATACGTAATGGTAGGCCGCACCATAGCGCGGAGGTTAATTACCCACTGGGACGCGCCTTTGCCGATCTCAATATCATGGGCATAGAGGGCTTGCCGTTCAGTTGTCTGTGCTTGAATACTGATCTGCTCGGTACGAATTTCCTCGATATGCTCTTGGGACTGAAAGCCCGCCTTCTGCATCTCAAGTTGAGATTGCACCTGTATCTGCGCCAAGGCCAGTTCGTGCTTCTTGTCTTGTTTGTCTTGGAAGAAATCCAGTAACTTTGGTAGGCCACCAGACAGGAAAGAAATTAGTGTTGTAAATAGCGTCATCATTATTCGTCACCCCCGTGCTTAAACATCCACCACACTGCATACATAATAAAACTGCTAATTGACACGCCCACAACGACCGCAAGCCACTCTTGAATGTTCTGAATTCGCTGCTCTTTCTTGCGTTTGATGGCGTATGCGTTTAGCCGAAGCTGCCGGGCTTCTTCCTCAAGGGCATTCTTGCGCTCTTGGATAATAGCGTCCCGCCGTTGGCACATCTCTTCGTACAGGCCAGACTCGTTACCGCTGCCGTAGATCAGAGCCTCACGTAGCTCCACTTCCATCTTGAACATCTGGCGCGACGCAAACATAGCGTCAAGTGCCTCGGCAGTAGCATCTTTTTGTGCTGGCTTACCTAGCTTCTGGTCATGCTCCTGCTGTATTACCGCAGCCTGAATCTCACCCTGTGCCGTGAAGAAGGCACTAATGTCGTGATAACACTCCTGCACTTCCTTACCAAGCGCAATGGCTTCCTTCACCCCAGCAACAGCCGCTTTGGCTACTGCAAACGCCGCACCGATTGTGATAGGGTCCATACATTAGTTACTCCGGTTGCACAGGCCAAGTAATCGTCCAAGGGAAACCCTCTTGTGCCGTTACATCACGCAAAGCCTGACGATACGTTGCCCACACAGCTTGATCTACAGGAGCGTCTGCTACCTGTGTCCAATCAGATTCTTTTAACTTTTCGTTGCGGCTTGCGCGTACAGACTTAGCTTGCGCTGTAGTTTTTGCGGTTTGTTCTTCTGTATTTAATGGATTAATTGTCCACCCCAACACCCATACATTGTCAATTAATTTTGGTACAGCGTCCTGAAAAATATTTTGTGTTTGCGTATTATAAATAGGCGGCGCACTTTCTGTAATACGTACTAATTTATTCCCGGACAAATTTGCATCCGTCCCAGCATACATAGACAACAAATCTTCTTGAGAAAATTTTGTGTGCGGATTATTTTTAAGTAAAGTGTCATAGTTATATGGAAATTCTACTAAAACATTGTCTTTTATTTCTGCGAACATATTTGTTCTCCAATCGTAATGGTTGACGTTTCTTTGTCTACCGTGATAAATCCTTCACAGCAGATACTCCAATCTTCACCCGTTTTTGCGCCCCATGATGGCACGTTGATTTGAACATTTTTTACAACATATTCTTTGTCGTTATCAAAAATACGCCATACATGGTCAACAGACCCACGCCCTGTTTGTCCACGGCTTTTGTTATAACGCACACAAATCATACAATTTCTACATCAGGGATAAGAGCATCTTCAACACAAACATTGAAATGAATAAACTGAAACGGCTCATCAGATTCATGCCTTGTAAACCCATGCGGCAACCAAGAATTAAAAAACATAAAGTCGCCCGCTTTAACTTCTAACATTATTTGTTCTGACGCAAATGTAACTTCTTCTTGATTAATTTGGCGCATTGAAATTTGTTTCTTGCCGGGCCTTGGGTCAAACACTATTGGCACACTTCCATTAACAGGTGTATTAACAAAATAAAACCCAGTAATTTGTGCGTTATTATTGTGTATGTGTTCCATGTGTTGCCCAGTACGCATAAACTCTTGCCCCCATAATTCAGAAACCCTTGTTTGTTTATTGTCCATGTTATAGCCTTGATCGGACAACATACCAAAACTAGTATTTGCTATTGTGGTAAACAAAGCATCCAGTTTATCGTCAAACATTGATTCACTTTGGCAAACATTCCATTGGTTTGGTTTTACCCGCGCAATATATTCGGCCAACACTTCTTTAACAGTTTTTAAATGTTCTGGTTGCGAAAATCGCAAAACAGACGATGGGAAAATTAAATCAACCATTGATAAGCATCTTGTTAGTGGTTAATAAATCCATCTTGTTTTTACTGGTGCTTATTTGTTGAACCACATTTTCAATAAATGGGACAAGCTCAGTTTTAAAATCTGGATGGTTTCGCATTGCATTTAACTGATCTTCTGGAATTGTCCCTTTAGACAACAAATAATTTTCTGTTCTTTGTTTAAATTCCAGAAGCCATTCTTCTCTTTGCGCCGCTTGTGATGCCTCTAAAACTGAAAGATGCGCATATTTTCTTTGCGGCTCCAGTTCAGCCATAATTAATTCAATTGTTGCTATCTCTTGTTCTGCGCCAAGAATAGCTATCTCTAACAACCCATTGCCGCTTTCCCACTCAATCAAATCTGCTTGGGCGTTAAGTTGTTTTACACAGTCTTCTGACTTTAACGCCTCGTCAATTTCAACGCGTTTTGCTTTACGTCTAAATACTCTAGCTTTTGTACTTTCTAATTTTATTTGTATGTCTAATTTTTGTTCATACATTAAACACCAAGCAATATCTGCTGTATGGCAACTATTTGCCATAAAGTATTTAAGTTGAAAATCTGAATTATTTCTATGTGGAGATGAGTGCATATTATGTATTTACGCAAGTTGCCCAAGATGCCGCTGATCCTGCATTATTGAGGTTACTTGCCGCACCAACTCCAGATGCAGTAGACGTGCAACAAGCATAAGTGTATTTATCTCTAGTAGCTCCTGATCCACAGCAACTAGCTATGCCTATTGCAAATATTCCTCTAGTGCTATTTCCTGCGGCAGAGCCAAGAGCACTCCCGTAAGTTGATACGGCTACTCCGCTGGCAGTAGAGGTACAACAAGCATAAGTATATTTATTTCTGGTATTTCGCCCAATACCTGTACATGGATTTCTCCCTAGTGCAAATATTCCTCTGGTGCTATTTCCTGCGGCAGAGCCAACTATACCGGTCGCACTTGCCGATGCTACTCCGCTGGCAGTAGAGGTACAAGAAGCATAAGTATATTTATTTCTGGTAGTAGTAGCACCGCAGCCACAACCTAATGTAAATATTCCTCTAGTGCTATTTCCTGCGGCCGAACCTCTTTGAGAAGCAACACTTGCCGCTGCTACGCAACAGGCGGTTGAGGTACAACTTGCATACGTATATTTATTTCTGGTAGTAAGACGAACAAAAGCTCCTGATCCGCAGCAATAACGAGCGCCTAATGCAAATATTCCTCTAGTATTATTTCCTGCGGCAGCACCTCTTTCGGCAGGAATGCTTGCCGTACCAACTCCACTAGAAGTTGAAGTGCAACCTGAATAAGTATATTTATCTCTGGTATTAGATGGTATCCCGCTACCCTGAGGCTCCCCTAATGCAAATATTCCTCTAGTATTATTTCCTGCGGCGGATTGAAAACTAGATGCAAAAGACTGCGCTGCAACTCCACATGCAGTTGACGCGCAAGTAGCGTAAGTATATTTATTACGTACTGTTGTATTCCCCCCCCCACCTAGAGCAAATATAGCTTTATTCCCGTCATTTAAACAGCAACCAGCACTAGCAGCAAATAGCCCAAACCCCCTAGCTGATGCCGCGCCTCTTGTTGATATTAGTGACATAGCTAATCCTTAGGCAAACTTGATTTGTGATGCAAATATAGTAAATGCAGCGTTACCTGTTTTTATAATTGTATAACTATACGTATCAACAGAGCTTGCATTACCAGCAGTGGGCGCTGTGCCGCCTTGCCATTTTGGGGTGACAGTGCTTCCATCAACTTGAACTACGTTGTTGTAGTAGGCCGTAGCCCCGTTGGTTACCAAGAAAGCCACAGTCATTGATTGGCCTGTGGTCATCAAAGTATTCAGTGATGTACCAGATGAACCTCTAAAATTAACTGTCCAGTTACCAGAAGCATTAGTGGTGTAGTACAGCACCGACTGAGTGGTAATGTCGTAATTTATCGTGCCTGTGGCTGCTGTGGCTGCTATGGTTGCAACTTCTGCCGCATCGTTTAAAACAATGGCAGTCGCTGATGATGACCCCGTAAAAGTTTGAGTAGCTGTAAAAGTTGTTGCTGTGCCCGGAGCAACATAGTCAGAACCCGCTGTAGCGGCGGACAGTGCAGTTCCGTTACCTTTTAAAACACCTGTAATAGATGTTGATAAAGTCAAAGCCGGAGTTGCACCACCTGAACTTGAGCCAGCAAAACCATTAGTTGAAACTACGCTAACTGCGGTTACGGTGCCTGTCGCCGTGCTAGGCGTGTAGGCTTCCCAAGCTGTTCCACCAGCATTAATACGAATAGATTGACTGGCCGCTGGCGTAACAGCAGTAAATGTATTGGCCGTATTGGCTGCAAAAATTGACGTGGCTGCAATTGACGAGTTTCCTGTGCCGCCGTTGGCTACCGGAAGCGTTCCCGTTACGTTTGTAGCTAGGTTGGTAAATGTTGTAGATGTCGTGCCCGTACCACCATTAGCAATAGGTAATGTGCCACTTACATCAGTAGTTAACACTACAGGGTTACTGACAATCTTAACAAAATCAGAGCCGTTCCATGCTACTAGCGCCCGTGCGCCTGAAGGAATTGTTACGCCTGTCGTCGGACCAGAGCCGCGAACCACAATAGAACCCGTACCTGCATTGATAACTACATAGGCTTTAGATTGCGCAGGGGCTGTAATGTTTCGGGTTGTAGCGCCGTTACTGGCGGTCCATAAAATTACCGCATTACGCGCTTGATTGTCTGCGCCATTTGTTGTCGTTAACGTGACATCTGCGTCTACCGAAAGTGTGACCGTACCTGCTACAGCATCATCAAGTAAATCAGTAATTGCGGTGTTGACCGTCGTACCCCATGTGCCTGACAAATCGCCAGTTGTTGGCAACGCAAGGCCAAGCAGGGGGGTAAAATTTGTTACTGCCATATATTGTCATCCTTTACACAGTCATTGCCACATTTTGCCAATTAGGCGTTTCGTTGTCATCTATTAACGACCAATAGAATGTACCTACTGTTCCGACTTGCCCCATTGCCACGCATCCGGTAATTGCCACCAAGCGTGTGCCCATAGAAATGGTTCCGACTGTACCAGAGGCGGACACCCCAGACAAGGCAACAACTTTAGACGGGGTATCGGAACCAACAAGCCCTTGCCCAGCCACCCCTGTTAAAGCTACAGAAACGCCACCATGCGTAACTATGCCGACCTCACCAGAGGCCGTGACTCCACTAAGCGTAGCCCCATAAGTTATTACTGGAGAAAGAGTATCAACTGCTCCAGAAGCCTCTACACCACTAAGTGCAACAGTTTGGCTTGGTATCGTAGTTCCCACATTACCTGTGGCTACAACCCCATCTTCAGTTGGCGAAATAGTATCGGTTACTGTACCTATTTCACCAGAACTTGCTACTCCAGTAAGCGCAATACTTCTGTTTGCTACTGATACAGTGCCTACATTTCCAACGGCTTCAACACCACTAATTGCAGTTTCATAGGATATAGCCCCGGTGACAGTGCCAACTGCCCCAGATGCAGGAACCCCCGTGACGGCATCCTGAGAGCCGCCCCAAGTGTTATCTCCCCAACCATCTATGCCCCATCCGGTTGCCATAACCCCGCTCCTTTAAGAAGCCTATTAGGTTGTAGCCAAACGGATCAAAGCATTTGTAGTATTGTTTGTTGGCATCGTCAACGTAAACGTACCCGCAGTAACAGTCTGCGAACCGAACGTATGGATACTCACAGCAGGATATGCGCCGCCAGTACCTTGCGTAGAGTTGTAAATCATCACAGCGTCAAACGCAGTAGCCAAAGTTACTGTTGTGTACGTAATGCTTGCCGATGGAGTCCAGAAAGCCACACCGGCAGTAGCCGATGAATTGGTAGCCGTAGGAGGAGTTGCATTGGTAATCGCCACACCACCTGCGGTATAGCCCGTACCAGAAACTTCGCCTGCCATAGCAGTAGCACCAATTGTGCCGGTGTAGTCAGAAGACGAAGCGTTGAATGTGCCACTTGCCAGCAACAAAGCGCCGTAATACGTGTCTGCGCCAGTACCAGCGCGAACAACACCTACGCCGAAATTATGTGTACCTGTCATGAGCTTGCCCATGAATCCCGTGACCATTGATTGAGTATTTGCCATGATATTTCCTTACGTAAAAGAAGCTGCTTCAGCGGCAAACGTCACCGCTTTTTTTAATTGAACATGGGCAGAACGATGTACCAGTTCGCCATCTAACCAATACTCTACCCACGTAGTGTATTCGTTTTCGTTATCGACATTACCCTCGCGCTTCTCCAGCAAGGATTCGTCCATTTCGCCTTTAGTCGTCGTAATCAATTTGAACTCCTGATAATGGCAGATGTAGCTGTATTTGTAGGTGGTGTAACTATAAAATCAGTAGATGTTTTGTCAGACCCAAAATCTAGTACCGCAATCGACTTATTGCCTTTTGACGCATTGTAAATTAACGCGCCCCGCGCCGTAACAGAAGCATTGAAATCAACGGCATTGAAGCTAACATACGCAGTATACCCAGATGAGTTAATCGTTACACCAGTTAATAAGACTCCACCGGCAGTATAACCACCACCAGTAACTTCACCACTTGTTGTGTAAATCAAAGTATCCTGGTTAAGATCTGCTGTTGCAACATACAGCGCCATATAAAGATTGTCAGTAAGAAGGTTATGCGTTGCTTCGTACAGTTGCTTCTTAAAGCTAGTAGTTTGAGTTTGATTGATTGCCATATCAAGTCACCGGTTGTCGATATTGACCTGAACGGTAAGCGTCCTGGCGCTCCATACCATCGCCCAGACGTTTAGCTAATACCATTGCTTCTTTGTACTTGCCGTCATACAAGTTAATCAAATCAGTCTCGCCCTTCATAAACGTATAAGCTTCAACTAATGACCCGTATAACAGTACAGAATCAAAGTTGTCGCCAAGCCATGAAGTGCCAGCAGTTGTAATTGACTCAGGGTAATAATAGAAGTGTAATTCTGCTGTGTACGCACTATTCGGCGTTGGGCCAAGAATAAACGTCAACTCATTAGTGATCGCACTTCCTACAATAGCCGGACCAAATAACGCATAGTACGCAGGCAGACCTGTATCAGCGGGAGTAGGGTAAGACTCACGGATAAAGTTAACATCCTTGTTCAACAAGAAAGTATATGTCTCCGTAGCCGTCCCGTAGTTCTCAATAATTGCTAACGAGTACACAGCCAGAAAATCGTTAGGCGCCTGTAGGTACTTATTCCCCGACTGCAAACTGCCAACCATATTCTTACGAATAGACGGAAACTGAACCGAGTTGTAAATGCGCTGCTCCGCCTGCTGGATGAACCGATTGATCTGTTCAGCAGTTGTTTCAGTACCGCCGCCAGACAGCGTTATATCCGGGAAATCATTCTCGGTGTACGACTGAATTGACGCAACAAGCTCAGTGTAAGTCATGGTTATGCCATCGGGCCGCGAGCCATTACGCCCTTAGTTGCCGCTCCAGTACCGCGAATCTTAATGCCCGTCTTTTTAACATCATTACGCCCTGGATCGCCCGCGCTTACACGCTGGACACTTTCACGAGGGCCAAGCTGACGCGCATTTAGCATGTTTGGGTCAGTAGGTTTCTTCATCTTCATAGGACCTCCGGTCATTGAATGGGGCTTAGCATACACAGCGGCTTGGCCGACTTCTTTGCCCATAACCTTCTGCGAAAACTTAGCCATATTAACCGCCTTTTTTGTACGTAAACGACGACTTCTTCTGATTGGCAACTTTAGCTAGACCACGACCTAGCTGTTTCATCTGAAGATTAGTCTTGCCGCCTTTGGCCAATTTGGTCATAGGCTTGCCTGGGTGCATTGCTGCCTCATGCTTGTGAACTGCTTTTTTTGCGTCCATTTTAGACTCCTTTAGGATACCGTTACTGTACCAACACTTGTTGTTGCTACCAAATAATTTGGTGTTAAGACTGCATCAAAACTACTTGCCCCGCCAACTGGCGCCCAACCCCACTGGAATACACGACTACCACCACTAGGCTTACCGTTATCTGAGTTTATAGTTAATTGCAACCCTGTATAACCTGCTTGCGTGTAACTATTATCCGGTCTTGGTTCGCGCACTGCTTGCGGGTCATTAACTGGATATAAGCCCAACGATAACTGTGGTTGATCTGGTTCCCAACAAGTTGGACACACCTTAATACTAACCTGCTTAGTTTTGATCGTTAGCTTTCTTAGCTCTTTCAGCTTATATCTAAAGCCGCAGCGATCACACTCTGCAATACTGTTCTTTTGGCTTGCATATTTACTGCCCATACATCACCGATAAAATGTCATACGCGGCACATAACGATCCGGCGCTTTTTCCCTATCTTCTGCCGCAGCCATATCCCAAGCTTCATCGTACTGCGCTTTAAGTATTGTAATTCTTTGTTCTGAAATCGCAGGCAACTTCATTGCAAGCATATATGCCAACCCTGAAACAAGCGCATTTTGCAAGCGGAATGGGATTTGCTCAACATTCACACCGTTACCGGCATCTACCATTCTCTTTAAACGCCAGTAAACAAAGTAGTAATAAGGACTAGCTAATGACCCCTGATCTGGCGATGGCCAAACATTAATCTGAGGATAAGCTGGCGTTGCTCCCACCGCATCTGTTGTCTGGCCAGACTGGCGGTTAATCCACACCTGAATTGGGCGCCCTTGGGTAATCTTGTTTGGTATTGTCGAATAGGTAGATACGCTGATACGGCTAATGTTAATGTCCGTCTGGTTGCCGATCTGGCCAGGCTCAGTGCGGATTACATGCTCAATTAAATCTACCGTATCAATCGGCAGATCATATGTAATCTGGCCTTGTATCAACGTAATCTGACCTTGCTCAATCGTCCACAAGTTAATGCCACGATTAGCCCATTCCGTTAATAGAAAGTTTAGGCTTCGGCGAGCAGTACGAAAATCATAGCCGCTACGCAACTCCTTACCACAACGCTCAAAAGCCTCTTCGACTAACTCGTTGAGGGTTGGATTAAACGCTGTAGTAGAAGTTGTATATGCCATTATTAAGCTCTCGTTTTACCACGTATAGCACAACCATCTGCACGAGAAGAAGCTGATTTAACTTTGCCGCCAGCTTTCATACTGGAATCTAATTCCTCAAATGCTGATTTCTTACGGTCTGCCTTTGAGCGCGCAACAGGGCGAGTACCGCGTAACTGCCGCATAGCTTCATCAGTAGCCGACTTACGTTTATTAAATTCATCTTGCGAAAGTTCTTCATTATTATGAAAAAATTTTCCATTCGCTTGGCGGAATATATTTTCCGCTTGGGGTACGTACTCAGTATCAGCCATTATCTAAACCCTGCCGTTTTCTTTGCAATGCCTTTGGGCTGCTTAACAAACTGCTTTCCTGCTGCTTTCCCTGCCCGCTTTGCCTTCGTTGTGGCGGCATACTCTGACGGGGTGAGTGACTTGATAGCCGCTTCTGGCAGGTATCGTTCGCCTGTCTTTGACGACGGCTTGCCACTCTTTGTTTGCCATTTCTGGTCACCCCAATCTTTAAGCGACTTTTGCGGAGCTTTCATCGCATCTTACCTCGTGTTTTACCGCGCTGCGCTATTCCGTCTGCGCGAGATGATGCTGACTTTACTCTACCACCACGCTTCATGCCTTCTAGTTCCATGCGCTCTCTTTTAGCCCGGCCTATCATCGCTTTTGGATCAAGCTCTGCCCCCGGCATTATTTCTATTGGGTTCGCTGAAGTGCCCACGCCAGAACTACCACCCAAACTACCACCACGTATTGGCGACCACTTACCGGTTTTCTTGTCGTGTAGTTCTATACTATCAGCAGATACTGCTTTACTCTCTTTAACATCGCCACGCGGCACGCGAACTAATTTCGTGCCTTCTGGATAATTTACATTTGGCTGGTTAACAGCCGTCCAATACTTTTTCTGCTTCCCGCCTTCTTTTGGTAGCGCGTAACCTTTTTCACGAATGTCCTTTATTTCTTGGTCACCCCTGATATACCGTTGGACATAGGCAGTGTCGGTGGAGTCACCGGGGCTAAACCCATATACTGCGTTCTTTGCCTTTGGCATATGCCCGCCTTAATCCTTGTACCCGCCACCAGCAGCTTTATACCGTTTAGCCATTACTTGCGCTTTTCTCGCGGACCATTGCCCAGCACCCGTACCAACAATTGCCGCAGCTTTTACGCTGTTAAATATACGCTTACGCAGGTTGGGCTTGGTGTAGTTACCAGCCGCATTTACCTTAGACTTTACCTTCCCACCTTCTTTATACTGCGTAAAGTCGGTGTCGTCCCGACGCGCCTTCTTCTTGGCGCCAGGCATCTTGGAAGGGTTAATGTCGCCCATGCCGCGTGAGGTTCTCATTTAGTGCCGCCTTTAGCTGTTTTTTTAGCTAGAAACAGTTTATCAACTATCTCTATCCGCTGAGGTTTAGTCGTCACTTTGTTAATGATACTCAGCCGTTTAGGTTTACTTGCACCATAAAACCCAGCCTTTTTTAAAGACTTAGCTACACTGCTATTGGGTTTTACGGTTGCCATGTCAGCACATCCCGCCTTTTTTCATAACGATCTGCTTGCCTTTGGTTTTACCTTTAACAGCAACACCATCACGGCTAGGAGCAGCAGTCTTAACGGCACCCATCTTGGAAGCAATAATGCCACCCTTTTTCATGGCTTTCATTTCGCCCATTTCATGCTTAATCATTGATTTAGGGGCGCCCTTCTTCTTCATGAACATCACTTCTTTACCAACCATCTTCTTGGATTCAGCCATACCACCCTCCGATTTAGTGAACTCTTTGCCGACTTTAGTAGGAACTCCCACCTTCTTTGCAAACGCAGGATTATGAGCAACGGCCTGCATAAAGCGCTCTTGTTTCTTCGATACTGTAGGCATTATGCCCTCGTCTTACCGCGAATGGCAATGCCGTCTGCGCGGGATGAGGCTGACCGCATCGTAGGCTTAGCTGTTTTAACTGCACCCATTTTACTGGCCTTGATAGAGCCACCATTCTTAAAGCCAATACGGCCCATGTTATCTCTGACTTCTTTCTCGCCAGCCTTCTGCTCTTCAGCTTGCTTGCGATCTGCCTTTTCCTGCGCGGCTTGGCGCTTCATTGAGGCCAAAGTTTCCGCTGGGATTGGCGGATCTTTCTTTTCCTCTGTCTTACCGCCGCCTGCGTAGCAAACCTCACCGCCTTTTTTCATTGCTTGGTATGGAGACATTGGCATTGGACGGGGAGGCATAGCACCAGGAGGCATAGCACCAGGAGGCATTGGACGTTGTGGCATACTGGCCATCGGACCCATGCCAACGCCACCGCGCATATTTTGCGGAAGGGGTACACCGCCTTGAGGATTAGGGCGTACCGGCATACCGACTTGCGGCATTTGCGGGCTTAAACGCTGATTTTGAAGTCTTAATTTTCGATCAATAGCCATGATTAACAGATCCTTCCTTTGGTTTTGCCGCGCTGGGCGATGCCGTCACCACGGCTAGAAGCCGATGTCATTTTAGGTTTTGCCGTTTTTACAGAACCCATCTTGGATGCCTTAACAGATCCACCATGTTTAAACCGGCTGAGCTTAAGTGCTTCTGTGCCAAGTTGTACTGCTTTATTCGCCAACTTAGGAATGCCGTCATCATAAATGGTGCGTAGATCGTCCATACGCTTGCCGACTTCTCTGCCGCCTCTTGTGGCCAGATCTCTACCCGTGCTTGCCATGTATGGTTCAATCCGCTTACCAACTTCTTTGGCGCTGCGCAAAGCAGCTAAACCTGCGCGTCCGGCTTTAAGTAATGGGCCGCCAATAATTAGTGCTTCTGGATGCGATTCTTCCAAAGCTTGCGCGCGCTCTTGTTTTTTGCGCTCAGCAAGTTGTGCTGGAGTTGCTTCTGGCACTTTTGTTTCTGCTGCCTTTTTAGGTGCTTTACCGTCCTTACGTTTCAAACCCTTTTCGGCATTCAAAAAATCGGTCAAGTTAGTAAACCCAGACTTTTCAAGTTCTTTCTTAGATATGATGCGATCAGCCTGACGAATTGGCTTAACCGGCTCAGGTTCACCCTCGCCTGGCTCTGCCTTAAAGGATGCAGTCTTATCACCCGTATATAAATCTTTTGGCTTGCGCGCCAACTCAGCGTTAACATCACCTTGATTGGACTCTCTATCCCTGCGGTCATCCATCGCTTTATTAAACCGATCAAGCGCCTCTTTATCCATCTTAGGCTCACGTTTGCCCAGCGATGCGTAGTCATAAGTACCTACGTCACCACCTTCGTCAAACCGCTTTGCACGTTTCTTAGCCATGATTATTTATCCCTTGCTAATAAGCTGGTCAATTTTTTCTTCCAAGCGGTTAAACCGCTGGTCAATATGATCTGTAACTCTTGCCACTTCTGCTTTAGTTGCTGTATCACGAGCAATCTCCTCACGAGTTCTGTTCAACAGAATCGTTATGCGCGCAAGATCAGAAAACTTCTCATGCGCAATATACGCAAATAGACCGGTAAACAATGTCAATCCCCCAGTCCACGCCACTGTAATTTCCATGCTCAACATTTCCATCTTTTCAGTGACGCGGCTTTGCGTGTCGGTTGGCCTTTTTCGTCCTTCATCGGACCAGGCATTCCACTCATACGAGCGCAGAATGATTTCTTACGTGGGCCACCCTCAGGCTGTGGAGCCTTCAGGTTTGACCCAGTTGCTGCGTTGTATTTAGCACGACCTTTAGCGGTAAGCCCCGCACCCTGCTTGACGGGTAGTTTTTCACCACGACCAATAGCAAGTGATGGGGCTTTTTTAGCCATAATAAATTGTCGCCGTTACAGACGTACCAAGTCCAACGTAAATACCGTTGGGGCAATAAATACCTTCGCCGGGAATCCTGATTGGCAAGCCTACCGTACTAAATGTATCCAATTCCAACAACAAAGTTGTGTACATAGTTACATTGCCAGTTGCGGACGCAGTTGTAGAAGTCACAGTAAACACGTTTGCATTTGTTACTGTAACCGCATAAACGGCGTCACGACTTGTGCCAGTTGTAAAATCCAAAAATACACGTTGCCCATTGACTAAACCGTGACCCGTAATAGTAACGGTGATTGTGGTTGTTGTTTGGCTGTATGTGCCTGATTTTTTAACTGTTGGATCAGCAACAGCCATATTACGTATTGAAGATGTGCCAGAAGTTACAGTAATACCCTTTAACCGCGTAGCGTAGTTTACCGCCGTGCCAGATGCTGAGGCATGATAGGCTTTAACGTCATACTGCATTGCCATGGCTTACCCCTTACCCGTAAAAAATGGTTGAGGTTACGGTATTTGTTGGCAACCCAACATAAATACCATCTGAAGCCAAAACGCCTTCGCCCGGAATGAACGTATAGAACGAAGTGCCAGTTGAACAATCAAGCTCAACTAAAATTTGGTTATACACAACCGCGTCACCAGAGGTGGTTAACGCCCCTGTTGTAACCGTGAAAGTATCTATTGTTACCGCTGTTACCACATATATATTGCTAACGGCGTCACCGCCATCAAACTGTAGCCACACACGTGAACCTAAAGC